CAGAAGATAAAAATAGGCTTGATGAAAATGAATTTATTGGTAGTATTGCTGAATTTATGCAGAATATTGACGCACCAGCTGGTGACTTTGGTAAACTTAATAGCTACGGTATCGTACAAAGAGGTGGTCAAGATGATATTGTTCTAATTGACTTCGGTTTAACCAACGATGTTTATCAAACATATTATTCATAATTAAGTTTGTATAATTAAAAAAGTTTTCGTACCTTTGCGATATGAAAACAACAATAAAAGAAATACTAAGAGAAAATATCGATAAAAACTCACTAGGTGTGTCTATTACTAGACCAAACCAAGTGCTTATCGTTATGCGTGGTATTCCTGGTTCTGGGAAATCCACTAAAGCCAAAGAACTTGCTGGTTCAAATGGTGTTATACATTCAACTGACGATGTAATTGAATCACAAGGTGATTACAATGAATTCTTCAAACAAATGTTTGTGTCTAAAGACTTCACACCTTTATCAAGAGCGCATTCAACAAATCTTAAAAACCTTATTAAATCATTAAAAGATGGTGTTTCTCCAGTTATATTGGACAACACAAATATCAAACAAAATGAACCTAAAGCTGCTGTTAAAGCTGCGTTGGAAATCGGCTTGTCTGATAAAAATATAAATTTTGTTGATATTGGAACGGGTGGTTTATCAGCTAAACAATTAGCAGATAGAAACACGCACGGTGTTCCATTACATAAAATTGAGTCAATGATAGCTAGTCATACTGGTCAAGGTGTGTTAAGTGTTGATAGTGTAATGTCAGCAAAGGATATGTACAAAGAATCTGATATTTTATACACAGCGGTTGTTTTAGATAATGGTTCTAGAAATGCGTTGTTATCTAGAGTTGAAGATGAAATACCAACCGATTGGAGTATTATCGCACATCATATGACAATAACATTTGCTAAACCACTTCCAAATAAAGAAGACTTGGGTAAAGATGTTACACTTACTGTTACTGATTTGGGTATTTCTGACATGGCTATGGCTGTAAAAGTTTCTGGTTACCCATCAAACAATGAAAACCCACACATTACAATTGCGATAAACCCAAATGGAGGTAAACCAGTTATGAGTAATAATATTACTAATTGGGTTAAGGTTAAACCATTTAATATAATCGGTAAGGTTACTGAATTTAAAAAAAATAAATAATGATTACAGCTCAAGTAGTTTTAATTAACCCACAAGGGTTGATATTAGGTGTATCTAGAAAAGATAACCATAACGATTTCGGTTTACCAGGCGGTAAAATGGACCCAGAAGATAACAACGACCCAATGACAACAGCAATTAGGGAGTGTAAAGAAGAAACTGGATTAGATGTGACCAATTTACGTTTGGTTTTTGCGATACATAAGAGTGGAAATATGGGTTACACCTATTTGGCTGACTATTCTAGTGAGATAGACCATAATGAACCACATGTTGTTGAATGGAAACCGATGGAAGTTCTAATCAATGGAAGTTTCGGTAGGTACAACCAAATGGTATCTGAGTCATTGACAGATATGGGGGTAAAGTTTCAATTATCAATTGATATTAATGCTTTATCGGAAGAATTAGACGCATTGGTTACTGAACACTATAACGGACATCTTAAGTTTGACTATGTTAGAAAAAGTAATTGGTTGGGTAATAGCTATGATATCTATTTTGAAGAAGAATTTGGTGGTGAATTAGAAGAAACATTTGGTGGTGACCCTAAATTAGATGAAAAACTAGAAGCTTTGGGTAATAAATACGGAACTCGTATTGGTTTAGAATCTGGGTATTATAGTAAATAAAATTTTATTTGCATATAAAGAAATAAAGTTGTACCTTTGTAAAAAAAAATATAATATGAAAAACATTGACAGACGATTAGACTTAAGTTCTAAGTTTATGCAAATGGGTAATGCGTTGATGACTGAAGGTCATGAAAGTTCTGATATAACCATTAGACAATTGGGTAGTTTACTCGTTTTCATTGCTGGGATAACATTTGACGATGAAGACGTACAAAAATTTAGTGAATTAACATCATACTTCTCAGCTAAAAAAGTGTTGGATAGTATGGAAAACACACATAACCCCATTATGGATTTTCTTAAGGAGAAATCAGATAATGACACTTATGAAGATATGGTTAAACGTATCGAAGCATTAAGAAAAAGAAACAAAGAAGACAACGAGGACGAAAATATATAATTTTTGTCCATAAATAACAAAATTATGTTAGCAATACAAAATTATATAGCGAAACACGGAATCGATAAAGCGATTTCAGATTTCAAATTAAAAACAAGAGACTACGAAAATAAAATCTTGTTGAAATATGACCAATTATCGTCACCAACACTTATGGCATTGCCAGAGATGCAAGATTGTAGAGGTCTTATCCTTGAAAAAGGTACTTGGAAAGTAATGTCTTTGGCGTTTAGAAAATTCTTCAACTCAGAAGAAGGTAATGCGGTTAAAATAGACTGGAATACTGCTAGTGTTCTTGAAAAATTAGATGGTACGCTTATACAAGTGTATTGGGATTGGCATAAAAACACTTGGTTTGGTGGTACTACTGGTACTGCTGAGGGTGAAGGTGAAGTAAACAATAAAATGGGTACGACATTTAATGACTTATTCTGGGATACTGTAAATAACAAGTACGCATTTAATGAGTGTTTACTAAACAAAGACCTAGTGTATGTGTTTGAGTTAACAACACCATATAATATAGTGGTAAAACCACACGGTGAGTCATCAGCTACTCTTCTTACAGTTAGAAACAGAGAAACCCTAGTGGAATTATCTGGAAAAGACTTGGAAATGGTTGCGGTTTCATTGGGTGTTCCATTGGTTAAAAAATATGACCTTAACGCAACAAACGTTGGTGTCTTGTTACGTACATTCGAAGGGATGATATGGCATGATGAGGGTTATGTTGTTGTGGATGCTAATTTCAACCGTGTAAAGATAAAAAACCCAGCTTATGTTGCGGTTCACCACTTGAAAGGTAAAACAGCGGAACACAATATCCTTACTATCGTAAAATCTAATGAGATAGAAGAATTTGCAGCAACTTTCCCAGAAAGAACTGAAGAATTATTAAAACTTAAAGAAAACTACGATTTATTAACTGCAAAGTTAAATATGGTATGGGATGAATTGAAAGGGCGTAAACCAAAAAATATAACAAAAGAAGAACAAAAAAAATATGCTGTGGCTGTTTTTGATGTGTGTAAAACACACGAGGTTGAAAACTTCACTGGGTTATATTTCGGTCTTGCTCAATACAAGGTTGCTTCTGTGGAAGAATTCTTGTTAAACTATGATGATAAACTTTTATATAAAATCCTTTAATCCACAGGTTAAAGGGTTATTTTTAAATCAAATATTATGAGGGACGAAATTACTGCTGCATGGGCTAGGCAAACATCTGAAAGTATTCTGGGTGAAAAAATCCATAAACAAATTGAAATTTGTTTGAATGCGATTGAACGTGCGGTGAAAGAAAACAAAATGGCTTGTAGTGTTGGTATCTATGCTGATGCACTAGTTATCAAAGAAATGAACAAGAGAGGGTTTACTGTTAAACAATATGACGACCAAAGAGATGGTAGTTATTTAAACATTTCATGGTAATGGCTAAAATTACAAATAATTACCCACAATTCGTTATGATGGGTGATTCGACAGCTTTAAGGTTAGTGCACGAAGGTAAAGGTAATTACTTTTATTACCGTGATGGTGGTGATTGGTCCACTGATATTAAATTTGACGATAATGGACTTATGAAAAGCTCAAGTCATGTTGGTTCTGTTAACAATCATAGGTTAACAGCTACAACTGAAAAAGAATGGAGAAAATCTAATGGACAATATGCTCCAAGTAAATTTGAACGTTATGGTTGGGAATGTGAAAGTACAAATCTTTGTGTTGAAATCGAACTACTTACTGAAACTATTGATAAATACAAATATCTTTTAATTAGATGATGACATATGAAGAAATGGATGTTTATTTAGCCAGTATTGGTGGTTTAAATAGAACATATAGAGAAGACAGAGGTCCAATTCTAGAATCTAGAGCGTTGGGTGTTGGTCAAGGTTGGTTACATTTAATCAAAGATATGATTGATGAGTTGATTTCTTTAGGTTGGGATAAACGATTGGTTCAATCCAAAGAAAAATTTGGTGGTTTGAGATTCTACATTGAAAATTATCCAGAAGGCAGTCAAGACGTTATTGTTAAATATGAAAAATTATCATACGAAACATGCGAGGAATGCGGTGTTGATGCTTCACCAAAAAAAATAAACGGTTGGATACACACGCTATGTGATGTACATGCTGAAGAACATAAAAAAACAAAAGAAGATGTGGGATAAAGGACGATATTTTTCTAGAATCAATGGGGCACAAATGGTGAACATGGGTATTATGGGTATTGATACTGAAGTTGAATTAAAGAGACTTTCCAAGTTGTATGGTTATGAGGTGAAGATAGGTGACGCACTAATTATGCCAGATGCAAAAGAAGATAGAAGAAAATATCTTTTAATTCGTAGATAATTTGGTTAATTTTATATATGTTTCCAAGTTCTATATGTAACTATTTTAAAAATACACGCATCTTGAACTTGGAAATTTATTGCTAAATTTTTTTGTGATTCTCCATCGATAAAGTATAAATCTCGAATCATCAATACTTGTTGTTCGGTTAATTTAGATTTACTATTACCTTCTCCTTTTCTTTGTTCAGACATTTTACTTTTTGTGTTATCACTAGCTTTTTTACCTAAATTACGTAATCTAGTTTTTTCTTTAACCTCATTACTATGTGTTTTTCCAAACATAGGGTTTTTTTCACCAGATACATCAGCATGGTTTTTACTAATGTTATCTTTATGTTCTTTAGTAAAAACCCTATCTGGGAATTTACAACCTAAACAACCATCACCACCTTTTGTTATATTATATCCAATATTTCTATCTCTAGAGTTTAATTCTAAAATCCAATGTTTTTCTTTTATATCCATGTCATTTTTATCAATACAATATTCTATAATTTCTTTTTTAAAATTATCTTTACCGTATTTTTTTATTGCATGGTTTAATGCAATCCCAGAACCTAAATATTTTGGGTTATTTTTTGAGTCTTGACCTATGTATATTTTACCGTTAATTAAATTTGTTGTTTTATAAATTATCATTTTTAAAGTTTTTTATGAATCTATTGAAGATGTTATTTAATAATAAGTATATAAAAACTTGTAAAAGTTAAAATTATTTTGTACCTTTGTATAAAATAAAAGATATTTAATATGGAATACACTGATAAATTACTAAGAGATGCCTTATTTGTTGCCGAAAACGCACATAAAAATCAAAGATACGATGAAATTTTTCCGTATATGAAACACATTTATGACGTAATTGATGTTTTAAAACGATTTGATTTTAAGAGTAATAAAATGTTAATCGCAGCTGCACTACATGATGCTATCGAAGATGATGGTATTTCTTATAATGACATTAAGAAACATTTCAACACTGAAGTCGCTGAGATGGTTTATTGTGTCACAGATGAGTTAGGTCGTAATAGAAAAGAAAAGAAAGAAAAAACGCTTCCTAAAACTGCTGGTAATCAAGATGCTATTATTCTTAAATTAGCTGACCGTATTGCTAACATCGAACATGGTGGTAAAATTGATATGTATGCTAAAGAATATCAAGAGTTTAAAGGTGCCTTATATTTAAACACACCATCAGATGGTAGAAAAATGTGGGAACATTTAGATGTTTTATTAAAAATTAATTTGGTAGAGTCAAATTAAATTATTACCTTTGTATCAACAAATATAAATTATATGAAAATTAAAGAAATTTTTGATGAAATTGCCGCTGAAGGTGGTACTAACCAAAAAATGGTTATTTTAGGAAAATACGCTGACAATGAATTATTAAAGCGTGTATTATACTTGGCCAATTCAAAACGAGTTAAGTTTTACATCAAGAGAGTTCCAGAATATCCAAAAGTTGACACCGAATTAGGGTTAATTGGTTTACCACATGCTTTGGACCAATTAAGTCAAATCACTGAACGTAAAGTTACTGGTGGCGAAGCAATCAATTTATTGGAAAATTTATTAGCATCATTAACACTTGACGATGCTTATATTTTAGAACGTATCATCGAGAAAGATTGTAAAATCGGAATGGGTACTTCAAATATGAATAAAGTATTCAAAAATCTTATTGAAGATACACCTTATATGGGTGCTGTTTCGTTTGATGAAAAGAAAGCACGTAAATTATTTGAGAAAGGTGCTAAAGGTTATTCACAAGTTAAAATGGATGGTCGTTATTGCAACGCAACAATTGTTAATGGTGAAGTTTATTTGGAAAGTCGTCAAGGTGAACCTACAATAATTACTGGTGCTAAATTACTTAAAGATTTAGCTAATTTGAATGAGGTAGTTCTTAATGGTGAATTAACTATGGATGGTGTTCCTCGTTATGAATCAAATGGTATTATCGCATCTATTATCGATATTTGTGGTAAAATGGAATCAAGAAAACCAGAAGAAACTGAAAGAAAGATTACTAACTTTGAAGATAAGCATGGTAGTTTCACAGCAGCTTTAGATGGAATTCGTTATACCGTTTGGGATATGATTACAATTGATGAGTATAACGCAACTAAATCTAGCACACCATATAACGTAAGACTTAAAAATTTAGAGGAAACGTTAAGTAAAATTGATAGTACCGATAGTGCTGTTTCAATTATTGAAAATAAAGAAGTTAACACCTTTGAGGAAGCTATGGAACATTTTAAAGAAATGTTAGGTCGTGGAGAAGAAGGTACGATTCTTAAATCACAAATTGGTGAGTGGAAAGATGGTAAACCAACTTGGCAAATTAAACTGAAATTGGAGTTAACTTTGGATTTGATTATTACAGGGTTCAACTATGGTACCAAAGGTACTAAAAATGAAAACGTTGTTAGTTCATTGAATGCTGAAACATCGTGTGGTTTGTTAAAAACTAGACCACAAGGACTTAAAGAAGATTTGATGAAAGAAATCACCGAAAATCAAGATGGTTTATTGGGTACTATCATCGAAGTTAAATGTTCTGGTTTATCATTTGATAACACTGGTGCTTATTCATTATTATACCCAGCTTTTAAACACTTTAGAGATGACAAATCAGATGCGAACTCTTTAGATGAATGTATTGAAATACAAAACGCAGCGTTAGGTCTATCTTAATATTAACTTTAAAAATAAAATAAAATGAAAAAAATATTAATTCTATTAATGTGTTTAATTAGCTTAACTGTATTTGGTCAAAAAAAACACTCACATATAGTCCCAAATCCACCAATTGTTAATATTTCAGACTCAACTAATGTTGACTTACCAGTATTAAAGAAGTATATTAGTATAGGTTTGTCAATGTCTAGTGGTAACACTTATGACACAAATGAAAGTAAATATTCATTTAGTGAATCGTGTTATCCGAGTGTTGAAGCTGGTGTGACCTATAGTAACATATCACTAGGTATTATTTTGGGTCGTGGTAATTTTAAAGGGTTGGGTTCATCAAACGATGTTGTACAAAATTATTATTGTGAGATTAAAGTATCACCATCATTCCCTTTAGGTGTTGTGGATGCTAATATCATATTTGGTGCTGGAAGCTATATAAACGCTCCTAACGCAATGTTTATAGAATATGGTTCTGGTATATCATATACCAAAAATAAGTTTACATACGGTGTTAATTACACCAATTGGGATGGTGTTGATTATATAACACCTTGTTTAACATATAATTTCGATTAAGATGAAAAAAATGATAAAGTTTCCGTCTATTGAACAATTTAGAACAGTTGTTTCTAATATTAATAGACATTATAATTATGTTGGGTCAGATGAAAATGGTGATGCTATTTATGACCATACATTACCTAAACCAGTCCTTACATTCAAAGGTACTGTAAAATTACACGGTACCAATGCAGCTGTTTCTTTCAATGAACAAGGATATTGGGCCCAATCTCGTGAAAATATTATCACACCAGAAAATGATAACGCTGGGTTTGCGTTTTTTGTTGAATCTAAAAAAGAAGTGTTCAAAAAATTTGTGAATCAAATTAATAGTGTAAACTTAGAGAGCCTACATAACAACACATTTACTATTTATGGTGAATGGTGTGGTGGTAACATTCAGAAAGGTGTTGGTATTACAAACTTACCTAAATCTTTCTTTATCTTTGGTCTTAAAGTGACACCACACACAGATAATGAAGAAGAACTTAGATTGAAACCAGCATATTGGATTCCTTTCCATTATTTAAGTTCTCCAGAGGATAACATTTATAACATTCTTGATTTTCCAACATTCTCTATAGATATCGATTTTAATATGCCTCAATTAGTTCAAAATAAGTTATCTGAACTTACTATTGCTGTAGAAGAAGAATGCCCTGTAGCGAAAGCTTTTGGGTTCTCTGGTATTGGTGAGGGTATTGTTTGGTCAACTGAAGTTAACGGTATCGTACATAGATTCAAAGTGAAGGGCGAACTCCATGCTGGAAAATCTAAAGTTAAAACTCTTAACAGAGTTGATGATGAAAAAATCAAAAAAACTTTAGAAATTGCGGAAAAAGTTACACCAACATGGAGACTTGCACAGATGCTAGAAATAGCATGTGATTTTATGAATGGTGGTACGTTAGACAGCAGCAAACTAGGTGAATCTATCAAGTTAGTAATAGCTGATGTTATCAAAGAAGATATGGATTTATTAGTTGAAGCTGGTTTAGAACCAAAAGATATTGGTAAATATGTTTCTGAGATTGCTAGACGTTATTTCTTTGACCAAGAATTAGTTTAGTTTATCGTTTTCGTACAATGCATACCAACCTTTATATTTTAAATAAGCTTCTTTTCTAGGAGCTTGTTTAAGGTATAATGGTAACCCTTTATTTTGTATTGATTTAATTAAGATACGTTCTGGTAAATTTTGGGTTTGACAAAAATCGGATAAATTGATTCTTTTAACACGATAAACTAATTCATTATTTTGATTATAAATCAATACATCATCTAGACGTTGCTTAGGGTTGATATAACCATTAAGATAATTTTCTTTTTGTTTTTGTGCTGATTTTATCGCAATTTTTTTAAAAATATCTGGGTCATCATTTAACATGGTCACTAAACGTTTATCTGATATAGATTTTAAATCTTGAGATTGTTTGGTTATTTTCATTTTTTCTATAGCTATTTTTCGTTTTTCAGATGATAGTGTAGATAAACCATAACCACCTTTTGCCATATTATAGGTGTCTTTTCTTAGGATAAAGTCTTCATTAACGATTTCTTTTTCTTTTGTAATCATATCTTTTTTATTGTCGAAAACATATAGTATTTCTTTTTTAAAGTTTGTATAACCATATTTTTTTATTGCTTTTTTTAAGAAGATTCCAGAACCTAGATAACCATCGTTTATATTATCTGTTGTGTGTAAACCAATATAGATTTTATTATTGATTAAGTTTGTTGTTTGATAAATTGTGTAATATTTCATAACTTTGTTTTATTATAAATATCGTGGTTAAAGGTGAAAAACATAAAATAATTAAAATAATTTGTTTAAATTAAAATAAATTAGTATCTTTGTATAATAAATAAAATAAAATGAGTGAAAAAATAAATAAATCAGTCAAATATGCTGATAAAAGGGTTAGTATAAGTGAAGATGAATTTGCGTGGACAGAAATAATGATGGCATACGATGAAGGTATAAAAAATAACCCTACCGATTTATTTTTTAATATGTTACCAGAATTTGTTAATGTTAATGGTAAATTATATCATTTTAATATGTCAAAAGGTAAAAGAATAACTATATCTTATCAAACAGATAGAGATGAAAATGGAGTTAATGAATATTTAGGTGAAACTTTCAGAAGTAGTGATATTTCATTACAAGATGTCTGTGATAAGATGGTTAATTGGTTATTTAAATTTGAATATGTTCAATATATGCCTTATGGTTATAAAAAGATGTATGATGAAATGTTTAATACTAGTATAGAACATTCTAGAGGTTTTAAAGAATAATATTATGGATATTGAAAATGCTAGTATTGAATACTTGTGTAAAGTTGTTGATGGTAAAAGAACAACAGGATATTGTGATGAAGATTTTATTGAAGGTGCTAAATTTGTGTTAGAAAATCAAGAAAATTTATTATCAAATTTTATTAATAAATTTGATAAAAATAATGATTTGAACGAACTTTCAAATGATGATTGGACAGTATCAGATTTTTTAAAATGGTTGGTTTTAAATGATTTCAAATTGGTGAAAGGTGAAAAACATTCTTCTAGTAAAGTTAAAACGTTAGCAGCTGTTGATGTTGAGAAATTAGAATCTATTCAAAAATTTGTTGATTATGCGGTAACTGAAAGTCGTTTCAATCAAGCGCTTGAAAATGTTTTCCCAAATCAAGAACCTATTGATACCAAAAAATTGGGTGATGTTATCAGATGGGTTGTTAATGACATTATCAAAGAAGAAATGGATGCTATGGTTGAAAACGGTATTGAACCTAAAGAGGTTAATAAATATATCTCGACAAAAACTAGAGATATGTTTTTTAAATTAGTGTAAGATGGGTGTAAATGGTGTTATCGGTATCGTATTAATTGTCGCTGGTATAGCGTCAATAATAATAAAAGAGGTTGAAAAAAACAAAAAGAAAAAGTTATGATACAAATTAAAAATAAAGTTTACAAACTTAAAAAAGCAACAGAAGTTGCTAAGAATATGCCATTACCAGCTGGTCAAGAAATTGAAATTGTCATGGACGTTGTGTATATCAATGGTTACATGGTACCACCAAATGTACAAGAATTATTTTATAATTGGGTAACAAAAAATCCAGATTTGTTTGACAACATAACTAAAAACTGGTAAAATGTTAGCTATATTACTTATTAGTTCTTTCGTATATGTATTAGTTGGTTTGGTTCTTTTTAAGTATCAAGAGGTTTGGTATGAAAAGAATCGACCAACTTTTTTTAAAAATATGTCACCATTAGATTATGTAAGATATGTTTTTAAGATTGTTTTTTGGTGGTTACCAAATCTTATTATCAATATTAGGTTTAAGAAGAGAGACACTAAGAAATGTGTTAAAAAACCTAAGAAAACATGGTGGGAAAGAAATATTTGTAATAAAGTTCAAGATGATTTGGATATTTAAAAATTATTTATTACATTTGTAAAAAATTAACGATATGATAGTAAAAGAAAATGGGTTAAAATACGCCAAATTAGTTCACGTTTCAGTTGATAATGGTAAAACAGATAACAGTAACAAAGTTTACATTATGGAAGAATTATCCGATGGTAGGATAAAATGTGAATATGGACGTGTTGGTAAAAGTTTAGTGACTGAATATAAAGACAGTTCTAAATGGAATAGTGTTTACAAACAAAAAACTGGTAAGAGTAAAGGTTATACAGATGTAACTGATTTATTAGCTGAACCTGTTGTTGACAATACAACACCTACTGATAATAAATTAACTAACATCAAAGATTCAATTGTTAGAAAATTAGTTGATGAATTAATGTCTTTTGCAAATAAATCAATCCAAAGAAACTATAAGGTAACACAAGAGGCTGTATCTGAACAACAAGTTTTAGCTGCACAAGAGATAATAACTAAAGTTAGTGCCTTGATTGAGATTGGTGTTGATATTAAACATGTTAATGATTTATTATTAAAATTATATACCATTATTCCTAGAAAAATGGATAACGTTAGAAATCACTTAGCTAAAGATATCACCAACTCGCATTCATTAACTGAAGCGCAACAACTTATTGGTGAAGAGCAAAGTGCCTTAGACACAATGGCTGGACAAGTTGAATTATTAAAACAACAAAAAGAAGCTGCTAAAAAAGCCGCTGAAAATGAAGCAAATGGTGTTGAAGAGACCATTTCTGAAGTAACTATATTAGACCAAATGGGGTTAACTATTGAAGTTGAAACTGATGAAGAAACATTAACACTAATTAAAAAATTGATGGGTCAAAATGTTAATCAAATGAAAAATGTTTTCAAGGTAGTTAATAAAAAGACTCAAAATAAATTCGATATTAATTTCAAACAAGCTAGTGTTAAAAAGAAAAGATTTTACTGGCACGGTTCTAGAAATGAAAACTGGTTCAATATTTTACAAACTGGTTTACTTATTAGACCATCTGGGGCGGTACATACTGGGTCAATGTTTGGTGATGGAATTTACTTTGCGGATAAAGCTCAAAAATCTATTGGTTATTCATCGTTAAGAAATTCTTATTGGACCAAAGGTAATGATGATAAAGCATTTTTAGCCTTATTCGATGTACATTTAGGTAATCAAAAAGAAATTTTACACCATACATCTAGTTGTTACTCATTATCAGATAAAGTGCTTAAAGCTGAAGGTTTTGATAGTGTATTTGCTAAAGGTGGTGCTGATTTAAGAAATAACGAATATATTATATATAGACCAGAACAATGTACAGTGTCGCATTTAATAGAAATAGGTAACTAATGAGGATAAAAGCAATATACGTCAAGAATCTTAAAATGACAGAAGGTAAGGTAGCTGCGCAAGTAGCACATGCTGTAAAAAACTTAGGGTTTACACCAGTAGACTGCGATATCGTAGTTTTAGGTGTTTCTACCAAAAAGTTTAATGAGCTTATCGCTGAACACGATTGTTATGTTCAAGTAGATAAAGGATTAACACAAGTTGAAAGCGGTACGCAAACAGCGGCTGCTTGGATTGAACAACACTAAAAAAACAAAATGGAAAACATTATTAGAAAAAGTGGGTACGAATGGTGCTTAGATGCAAATATGCGTATATTAGATATCTCATCTTGGGATACTGAATGGGATTTCTATGAGAAATCTTATTATGAAGAAAATATAGATGTTCAAGAATTTTATAGGAGGATTGGATTATGTAAAGTTAAGGCTAATTCGATGCCTCGCAAAACAACAATGTTCTTAGAATATAGAATGTATGGTCTTGTTCCTTATAATCTTAGTCCTATTCAACAAGGTATACAATTTGGTCATGCGGTTGTTGATTATGGTCGAACAGTTGAAGGTTTAGAACCACATTTTGATGTCTATAAGAAATGGGCTGATAAAGATAAAACATTTATCATTTTGAATGGTGGAACAACAAATAATAACCCAATAAAATTAGGTTCTTTAAATCAACACATGAACATATTTCGTGAGAATGGTGTTATTTTACAAGAATTTTATGAACCAGACTTGGGAGACCAGTTGACTGCGTTTGTTTTTCTTGTGGACGAGAGAGTTTTCAACAGAACGGTTTACCCAGATTTTGTTGGAAATCCATACCCATGGCCAATAAATAAGAAACCTACTGAAAAACAGTTCTCACAATGGGAAGCTGAAAACAATAAGAACTATTTAGCTTGGGAAGAAAAAATAGGTGGACCTAAAAACGCTTTCCTTAGAGATTATTTAAAACCGCTTAGACTAGCTTAATATTGACATTTATTTATATTTTCCATATATTTGAATATGGAAAATATAATTGAATATAAAGAGGTGTTAAAGTATTTGGATAAAAACTATTATATAAATGATAGTAGATATTTTACTAGATATGGTGATGTACAAGAATGGGGTAATCAAATAATTACGTCATTAAAGTTAATTTTTTGTTTTAATGGTGAGATAACCGAAGAGGTATTTAAAACTTGGGCGTTTTATAACGGTATTTCAGAAGATGATTGGGAGGATGCTTTAAGACCTAGATATTTAAGGGCTTCGTGGACACCAGAATACGCTATGGATTTAAACCATGACTATGATGCTGAAACACAATTAATGAATATTCTCTCGAATGAATTATCTAAAGAAATTGACATAGAAATAATAAAAGAATTGGAAATACGAACATCTAACGACTATTTAAGTGTTGTTAGATGTCTTGGTTATGAACCTGGCCCAACGATATATGACCCTAGGACATTTTCACCAATAAAAAGATTTGTCGCATTAACAAACAATGAAATTCAAGATGAAAGACAGAATAATACTTACTGGCAAGATTGGATTCGAACCAGAAAATAAAACTAAAAAACATAAAGACCAATCATCGTGGAAAAAAATAGCAATGGTTTTTTTAGATGGGGATATTTCTGATTATTATGCATGGTTCATTATGCGTAGATATAATTTATTCTTAAACAAACCAATCAGAGGTGCCCATATTTCTTTCATCAATGATAGTATGATGGATTTAACGAATAATGGTGAAATAACTGAAGAAGATGTTTTAATTAAGTGGGAAAGGGTAAAAAATAAATGGGATGGTAAAGAAATAGAAATAGTTTTGGACCTTAACCCTAAAACTGATGGTAGAACTTGGTGGTTAAATATTCCACATGATGAAAGAGATGGTTTACAAGGTATTAGAAATGAATTAGGTTTAGGTAGACCATTTTTTGGTATGCACATGTCACTTGGTTATGCCAGACCTGGACTTATGGAGGAACATTCAAAATATTTACATGATTTAATTAAACAAGGTTTTATACAATAAAGGAGGGTTATAACCCTCCTTTATTATTTTATTAATTATTTTCAAAAAAAAGATAATTTAAGTTTTAGTTGTTATCTTTTTTTGAACACTTTATCAACCGATGCTAAACCTAAACACCCAAATGATAGCATAGTTACAGCGTTTACTAACGTGTCTGATGGTTTTATGGTATCACTAGAAAAACTGTTAGCAAACATAGTGATACATAAGGTTAAACCAGCAACAATACCGATAAATCTCTTAGAAGAGAATTGAGATTTTTCGTCTTGAAAAATCTCAGTTAAAAATTTTTTCATACAAAAAAAATTAGTTAAATGTTATTTTATTTGAAACTTAAGCGAATGCTATTTAACTATAAATATAAAAGTAAATGGTAAATGAATAAAAAATTTGGTTAATTAAAAATTAATTTGTACCTTTGTAAAAAAATAATAAATTATATGAGTCATTCTAATTCAACCAAAGCGGTTATGGTAGCATTAACAGGTAATGCGTTAATATCAATTCTAAAATTTATAGCAGCGTTTTTCACAAAAAGTGCGTCTATGCTAGCTGAAGCAATTCACTCAACAGCTGATTGTTTAAATCAAATATTTTTACTAATAGGTAAAAAACGTGGTGCTAAGGCACATGATGAAGCACATCCATTTGGGTATGGTGCTGAAGAATTTTTCTGGGCTTTTATGGTTGCTATTTTATTGTTTTTTGGTGGTGCTAGTTTTTCTATTTATGAAGGTATTCATAAATTAATGCACCCACAACCAGTTGAAAATATTGGTTGGGCGTTAGTTGTTTTAGGGGTTTCTATCATAGTTGAAGGTAAATCATTTTTTGTTGCCCTTAAGGAATTAAGAAAAACGACTAAAGGTAATCTTGTTAAAGCATTGAAAAAATCAATTGATATTAATTTAATTGTAATCATTTTAGAAGATGCCGCAGCATTGGCTGGTTTAGCTATTGCGTTTATTTTTACAATATTAGCAATTTATAACCCTATATTTGATGGTATTGGTAGTATTATAATCGGATTGATATTGGTGTTTGTTTCTTATTCTTTGGTAAATGAATTGAGAAAATTAATTGTTGGTGAAAGTATGCCTAGAGTTGATAGGGCTAGGATTAAAGAAATTATTAATTCATTTGAAATAATCGTCCATGTTAATAGAATTAAAACAATGGCTATGGGTAAAAATAACTATATGTTATTGGTTTCAATAAATGTAGAAGATTTTGCTAAGGGTTACACTATTGAAGACACAGTTGAACAAATTAAAATAGAGATTAATCAAGAATTTCCACAAATAAGTGAAATTTTTATTGAAACAAGTGAAAAATAATAAAATTATGAAACAAATTACACACGAATACCTTGTTGAGAATGGGTTAATCCTTTTTGAAACAATTGTTGGGTCACAAGCGTATGGTACGCAGACACCAACATCTGATATAGACAAGAAGTTTGTTTACATTCTACCTATGGATTCAATCTTGGGTACTGGTTATGTGGAGCAAATCAACGTTAACAAAGATTACGTTGGTTGGGAAATTAGACGTTTCTTAGAACTTATGGGTTTAAATAATCCAACAGTTCTTGAACTACTTAATAGTCCAGAAGATTGTATCGTTTCCAAGCACGAATTATTTGATATTATCATTGCACATAAAGATGATTTCATCACAAAGATTTGTAAAGATTCATTTGGTGGTTATGCTAGACAACAAATTAAAAAAGCTAAAGGTCTTGATAAAAAACAAAACTGGGAAAAAGACAAAGTAACTCGTAAAGATTTATTAGATTTTTGTTATGTTATTGAAGATGAAAAAACAATTCCATGGAAAGTTTGGAATTCTGGTAAATATGATGAAAAATATATCGGTGCGGTTAACTTACCCAATGCTAGAGATGTGTATGCGTTATTTTATGATAGTGTTGCTGAAATGTTACACTCAGAAAAATATGCTGAAGATTTAAGACAAGAGTATAAAGCCGTTCTTAAAAAAGCTGGTAAATCTATGGGTCACGGTTACAAGGGGTTGGTTAAAACTGGTGAAGGGTCCAACGCAGCTGAATCAAACCAATTACGACTTTCTTCAATACCAAAAGGTGAGAAAAGCATCTGTAATTTAGTATATAATAAAGATGCGTATACAACACACTGTAAAGACTATAAAGAGTATGAAGAATGGCTTGAAAACCGAAATGAAGCTCGTTATGTTGAAACAAAAGAACATGGTCAACGTATTGACGGTAAAAACATGATGCACTGTATGAGACTTATCCGTATGGCGCAAGAAATTGGTAGAGGTGACGGTATCATCGTTCGTAGACCAGATGCACAAGAATTATTATCAATTAGACGTGGTGAAGTAGAGTTGGAAAACCTTATTACAATGGCAGATAAAGCAATTGTGGAAATGGATTCAATCTTTGATAACTCTAATTTACCAAACAAAGTACATGATGGTTTGGTTGATGCTTTATTAGTAGCAATTAGACAGGAATTTTATAACTTGCCAATATCGGCAACAAATATCTAAAAATTATGAATATATTTGACGCACCAAAAGATAGTATTAGAACCAATAGTGGTTTATACATAAATGTTTTCGAACCAACATCAGAAATGATATGTGTAGAGGATATCGCCCATGCCTTGGCTTCAATACCAAGGTTCGGTGGTCACCTTAATAAACGATATTCAGTTGCACAACACAGTGTTAGATGCTGTGAGTCTGCTGTTAGTTTAGAGGATAAAAAAGCGGCACTTATGCATGATGCTAGTGAGGCTTATATGTTGGACATCCCAACACCAATAAAAGCTAAACTCCCAGATTACAAAACGTATGAAGCTAGGCTTATGGAATTTATTGCTAATAAGTACAAATTTCAATTCCCTTTGTCTGAAGCTGTTCACACAATTGACCGTGAAATGTTATTGGTTGAATGGGAGAATTTAGTAGTAAATGAAAATGATGAATTTGAATGTTGGGACCACGCAACAGCTAAAGCTAAATTCATTGAATATTTTAATGAATTATTCGATGTCAAGTAATATATTAGTAGAAGCCCATTTTAATGACGCTCAACATAACGGTTTTTGGGATGAGACTTATAAATCTAGTGTAATTGAAGCTGTTGAGGCAACCTACAGTGATGTGGTTTTGACTTACTGGGGTATTTCTGAATTGGTGATGAGTGGTGACAAAGTATTAATAAAATGGTACAAACGTCACAGACAATTAACACCAGAAGAGTTGAACAAAAAATATCGTTAATCAAAGAAAGGATTATGTTCTTTTAGGAAGCTGATATTTTTATCAGCTTCTTTACAATCATCTTTGAAAGAAAATACTTGTTCATCGGTTAATTGAAACCATTCATTTTTAGCAAGTGTTTTTAAGTTACCATATTTACGATGCATCCAGCGTTCCACTTTTTTATAGTTTTCGCTTTCGTAATATTGTAAAAGACTAACTTGGTTTGGATTACCAGTTTGTAATTCGGATATTCTTTTTTTAATATCTCTTTTTGTTATACCTATTTTAAAGTATTCGTTACCGTTATTATCTGCCATTGATAATAAGTAAACACACCCTTTTTCATTCAACATAATATGACCATTTAAAACCACCAGCTGTGGGTCTTTTATTATTACATACTGCACCAATACCATATGTTCGTTTTAAACCAACACCTTTAGCTGCATCGGTGATTGAAGACCAAGTTTTAATAAACTCACCATTTAAGTTAAATTGTGAAACTTTAATTTTATTAGCGTCACTAGCTTTTGTTGGTAAAAAATTATTTTTTTTATGTGCTAAACTAATATTTTTACGCCAGTTATCGTCCATGTTTTTAGCTGGATTATCCGTTAAAAATTTTTGTCTTCTAATTTCTTTATATTCATCAGTATGTGTTCTACCTTTCCATGAAGGTGGGTTTTCACCACCATTAGTACTGTTAACTAATTTAAAACCCCAAGTTTTGAATTGGCTTACCCAATATTCAT